ATGCATTGCTATCACTAGCATTTATTACTAACCCTCTTGTGCTAGAAGATGTATTTATTTGTAATTTACCAAGAGTAGGTGTTGCATTAATACCAACTGTATTATACATCTCTATTTGATTATTAGTAGTGTCTACTATAAATATATCTCCACCATCAGAATCTTTTCTTACTAAAAATGCCTCAGTATTAGTCACATCTATTATTGATGTGCCTTGAATAACTTCGTTAGTTGTTATTGCAGTGCTACCAGTTACAGTTAAGTCACCACTTATAGTAACGTCACCAGATATTGTACCACCTACAATAGCTACGTTTAATCTACTATTAGTAGTATCTAGTACAGCATTTAATGCTTCTTGAGATGTGTGTGAGTATGCGGCAACTGCATTGCCTGAAGAATCTAGAAGTACCTTGTTTAGTACTTCCTTTGTTGTAAAATCGTGTAAGCCAGCCATCGTTGACTCCTATTTATTCCACCACCACCGCTTATAGCCTTATATAAAATGTAACGTAATTTAATACTTACGTAGTGTAATAATCAAGATAGTATCTTATATATTATTGAAAATTTGCAGGAAGTATAGCACGAAGACCACCAGTTTTTTCACGTCTTCTATCACCAAATCTACGTACAGTTTCTAGGAATTTACCTTTATGCATTTGAGATAACTGTAATGACACAGCAGCTGTTTCGTTACCTTGGCTACCTGTCTTGTCCATATATAAACACATTTTTACGTAATCAACTATTGCTAAGTGAAAAGCATTATCTATATCAGGCGTATCTGTAATCGCTGTTACTTTCTTAGGGTCTGCCCAATAGTGAATAAGTAATCCATTAGCAACTGCGTGGTCTAAAGGTTGCCACATTTTTCTATCTGTACGTGACTCCCCACTAGATGAATAAGAAGATACAACTCCTATTGCATCTCCTTTTAAAAAGTATACTACTCTATCTTCTGGAAAATTTATATTACTAGCCATTAGTCTGGTTGCTCCACTGCTGATTCTGATTCTATATCAGATACTAAAACTTCTCCATTTAAAAGTCTTGGTATCTTTATGTAGTCCCCACTACTGTCCATAAAATCTACTCTATATATTTTATTTAATTCAAGCGTGTTACTACTTGAGTCTTGACCTGAATCTGAAATATCATAATACGTTTGGTCTTTTACTATGTTAATTTTTGCTGACATACTTTTAGTTGAGTATAATCCACACTCAACTAGCGCATCATTTATTAATGACATAATGTAAGCTTCAGGTGCATCTGGAAACACTTGACGTATTCTACTAATTATTTGTTTTACTGTTAATGAATGAACTGCCATAATTACCTCGCTAAGTAAGCTAATCCTTTATCGTAGTCAACTTGTAACTTTACTTGTTGTTGCGTATAAATATTATAATTACGTTGATTGTTTTCAAGATTTTGAGAATAAGCCTGCACTTCAGTAGTTACTTGAGCGCTATACTTATTTAATTCTGCTAAAAATTTAGATACAAGGTCATCGTTATTTTGTATAGCTGCTTGTAAAGCTTGAGATTTATTTTGTAAATCTAAAGCTTGGTCTTGAGCTTTGTTAAACTTATCTACGTCTATTGCTTGAGATGCTTCTTGTTGCGCATCAGCTGCATCAAGTTGAGCCTGTGTTAATTCAACTTGTAAGTCTGTATTGTGCTTTGCTAGTTCTGCTTGAACATTAGCTTGATACTTTGAATTTTCTTTATTGAACTCATTCAACTCGTTATCAATATCTATCCTATAAGAATTTAATAACTGAGATTGTTTTTGTAATTCAATAGATGCTAACTCTACGTCTTCATTTGTAACAAGCATTGCATCAAAATCATTACCACTTCCAAAATTAACAGTAGTAGCAGGTTTACTATACGCAGGAACGTTACCACTAATGTCAGCTTTTGAAATCGTAGAAACTGTAATTGCACTTACAGCGCTTGTACTTGCGTCTGAGTTACTAGCGGCTACGTATGATAGAGTTGCTAAACTAGGAGCGCTAGGTGCAGATGCAGATATACTTAAGTCTGACTTTATAAAACTACTTATTTTATTTTGTAAAGATTTAATAGATGCATATAGTGATACTAAATATTCTCCATCATCTGGAAACTTTGCTATTGCAGAATCTCCAAAAGCTACTGTTGGGTACGCTAGTGTTTCTACGACTGCAAGGTTAGAGCCTGTAGGCGTTGGTATAATTTTTAATACATTGTTTTCTATATAGTAAACAGGGTCACTAATTGAAGCTGCTATCATATCACTAGCATCTGAAGCCCTACCACTTAAAGCTGGAGATATTCTTCTACAAGGTTGATTTATTGTTCCATCACCTCTAATTACACTAAATACTTCTGAGCCTAATAATGTTAATTGAGTATTTCCAGCACTACCATTTAAGCTATTGGAAGTGGTAAACATTTCTTGTTTATTTCTAGGTAATGCATTTAATACCTCTTTAGCACCATCAGTTAAAAACTGTGTTACCTCATTTTGAGTAGGTGCGCTACTGCCATCTATTGAAAGACCTGTAAGTCCTTCTACTTGTACTTCAAATGTTGCCATTAATATCCGTATTTCTTCTTAGTTATTTTCTTTTTCTTACGTGAAACTTTTTTCTTTTTTGCTGGCGGTTTATTTTTCATTGGCTTTTTATACATCATACTTTATATTACCCCATTTTTGTTTTTGTAATCGTTTAACTGAAGTGTCCATATCTTCAGTTCTAAAATCTATTTGGTCTTTACGTATTGCAGTAGCCCAAGGGTTACCTTCTCTAATTACAAACTGAGTAGAGTACAAAGGCTCTGAAGCTTTTTGCCCACAACTACGACAATAGAACCATCCTTCTTTGTTTGGTTCACCACAATTTATACATTTTTTTTTCATACTATTCCTTAGTTTAGTTTTGGGGAGAAACTTTTATTGAATCTCCCCACAGTACTATTAAACTGTTATCCTTATTTATTCGGATTGTTAAGCAATTGTGTCTGCTCCTGTTGAAAATGCAGAATCAGTTAAGTCAGCTACTACGCCCTGAACGTACCATCTTGAACCATCACTAAAGATGTCAAAAGTATTTCCGGGGTTTGCACTAGCAGTATTAACAATGAAATCGTCGTTAGCAACGGCTTGGTCGCCTGCTGCTCCGTCAACTTCTTGAATCATTCCAACATTAGCAAGGTTAGCACCAGAGCCTAAGTCAATATTTACAATATGACTCATACCTCCGTCTGCACCTGCTACTTGCTCACTTAACACTATCTTACATTGCCAACCGGCTAAGCCTACGTCAGGAAGACTGACTGTAGTATTAGCTGCTGGGTTTACTAAGATAATCTTACCAGAATCTTCTTCTAGTAAAGTGCTAGTAGCTGTTACAATTTTTATATTTGCATCCAAATATACTTTACCGTAATCGCCACTACTTTCATTTAATACACTACTTCTAGCCATCTTATACTCCTTCCAAGTCGTACAATGCGTGAGACTCAGGAAGACAAACTTCAAGACCTGCTTCGGTAAGAATCATATCTTTCCTTAAGTCTTCGTCTTTTGACTGCACGTCTGTTACGATTTGAGTATCTCTGTTATAACCATTTCCAATAAGAGGTCTGTACATTAAGTACTTCATATCAGCCATAAGCATATAGCTTGCGCTGATACCTCTGAATAGAGGCTCTTTAACTAAGTTAAGCGTTCCGTGAACTGTATCAATCATCATAACTTTATGTCCAAAAGAACCAGTACGAGATTCCATTTGATAAGGAAACCCTCCAGAGTTATGACCTATTGATGAATCAAGAAATGCGTTATCACCTAGTTTATTAAAAAATGAAATAACAGGCAGTGAACAAAGTACTAACTTATCACTTGAACTACCACGAGCAGGGTCAAAAATGACTTCAAGGTCACTTAATAGTCTGTCGTAAGTAAGTTCTGCGTCAGCTACTCTTCTGTAATAAGACTTACCTGAAGAGTATGAGAAATCATCAGTAGCTTCGTGTAATGGGTCTACATTTTTTAAAATGTTACCTATAATACCTTCTGAGTATTGGATTCCACCAACTCGTGCTTTTTGTCCAAAGAGCATTGCTCTTTCTATGTCTACTTTATGCTCACGTAGTTTTTCTGACCAAATACGATTCCATTCGTATTCGTAACCTCTGAATCGAGTTGCCAATGCAGTTCCAGTCATCTCAGCAGCTGTTTTAAAGATTTGAGTATATCCATAATTATCTTCAATTTCTGTTGAGAAAACGTCGGGCGCACCAGAACCTTCTTCAAAAGAAGTACCAATTACTTGACAGTCATCATTGTCTGTTAAGACACCAGCACCAGCTGGGCCTGCGTTAGAGATAGAAACAACTTGTCCTGTAAAAGAACTAGATGTTCCTTGGTCTGTAACAGCAGAGGCTACACGAACAATTACTTGTCCTATTCCGGTAGATTCATCCGCAGATTGAACTGCAAATACCATACCTTTTTGTAACCAATCAACAGATGCTCCACCACTATCAACGGACAAACTATAAGAGGTTCCAGCAACAACAGCATCAGTACCGTTAGGCGTAGCTGCTAATGCAAAACTTCTATTTGTCCAGTTAATTGGATTTCTATTTTCGAGGTAACGAAATACTGAATCGTCCGTAGGTACTTTATTAACCTGACTAAGATATACAAAGAACGGTGACTCTTCTGGAGTCAGTTCGTGTACTCTATCGCCAAAGTTATAAATCCGCCTACGGTCAGGGGCTGTCCCTGTGCCAGAATCACTAGCTGTAGTCGAGGCTGTAATGTCAGATGCTTTTAAACCACCTGAGTTGTATGATATAGCCATAATATTCTCCTATGCTATGTTTATGTTAAGGCAATCTTCCAGCTTTAGACGCTCCCATAAGAGTGTCCCAAGCTTTCGATTCGTTCGACTTACGTACTGGAACTTGATTGCTCTGAGTTCCTGCTGTACGTGGAGCCGCTTGTTTCGTTTGTGGAACTTGTACGGTTTGTCTTGACATAGATTTTCCTGTTTGTTCACGCCAAAGATTTACTAACGAACCTACTGGTACGTTAGATTTTGGTTGTGACACAAAATCAAGAAACTCATTAATGTCATTGTCATTCATATTGTGACTATTACGTAGTTCATTCCGTGTGTTATTCATTGTCATTTCAGATTGCATACGTCCGATTTCTTTATCTACTACACTGTGTACTAGCTGTTGTTCTCTTTCTGTACGCATCTTATATGACGCTGAATCTGGTTTGTAGTATGCATCCCAAGGGTTAAACTCGTCCTCGGACATTTGCACCTGCTCTGGTTGGGGTGTTTGTTTTTGATTTTCCTGTTGTATACTGAGGTACTCTGTAATGGAAGATTGTAACTTTGCATTATCTGCACTTGATTTGTCATACATTGACTGCCATTTCTTTACCTCATCCTCTAGCGGATTAGACTCAACTTGTTGTTCTTCTACAAACTCCTGTCCATCTATGTTTGCGGATGTTTCCTGTTCTTGTTCGATTTGCTGCTCTACGACAGCATCTGCATTAGCTTCAGCCATATTGTTTTCCTTTTTTTAAAATGTCTCGTCATCTTCTGGAACAGGACTACTCATACTACCGAGCATAGCATCTTGCTGGCGTGCGATAGCATTTTGTAATCTTTCCGATTCGAGCTTCACTTTTGTTGTTAGTTCGTTGGCATTTATTCTCTTATCAGCTCTGGCGTCTGATGCTACATTACCGAGTTTAGATTTAAACTTTTGAACCTCAACTCGTTTTCTGTCAGCAACTGACTCCCTTCGGGCGGTTTGCAAGTCTCCTTGCAATTCTTTTAATTGCTCTTGTAATTGAGCATTTAATCCTTGTAATTGTTCTATTTCCCCTGACCTTTTCATTATACCTTCTTTATCAAATATTTCTGGATTCTTTTTTAAGACCTCAAGTTTATCAACTATACCCATTTGGTATGCCTCTAAATATACATTAAGTTCTGCATATTTGGAAGTAGGTAACGTAGAACCCGGAACAATACGTATGTCGTGCTGTTCAATATTGTTTTTATCTTTTTGTATATCTATGATAGTTTGCGTTACGTCATCATACATATTAACAGTAACTTCTGTTAAATCATTGTTTGGTTGTGCTGTTCTAAAATATTTCTTATACGTATACTGTTGTTTAGACATTGCGTAAACAACACGACCTAATTTTATAATACTATGTTCTACATCACGTAGCTTTGACTTACTACGTTCAGAGCCTAGCGCAACCATTTGTTGCGTACCCTTAAATGTTTCTGGCCCTTTATCTGCAACACCGTGCATTATTTCTGGTATACCAAATATAAAATCTATATAAAACTCACATTGTTGTATTAATCTATAAAACTCTCCAGACAAGGGAGTAGGTGACGGATAGTGAGGTTCTCCTTGTGAGCTATCAACTTCTATAACAGCATTAGGATTTGCCCAGTCACGTTCTAGTTGGTCTAGTCCATTTACTGCACTGCCTACAGGTACAAGTAATTTTAAACCTGCCGATGCTTGTGCGTGTGATAATGCTAGTGACCATAACTTATTTAACAATCTTTGCATTGGTAACGCCCTAGATACGTCAGACCTAGGGTATGGAGTCTCTGTCCAGTTATTAGGAAAGGCAACAATAGGATAGTCTTTTAAGTTTAATGTGTATTCATCTAATACTATCTCACCGCAAGTTACCATAACAGCTACTCTTGTTTGTAAAAAAGCTTCATAAGATAATAAATTTCTTTCGAAGTCTACAGCTCGCTCATCTGATATTATTAAGAACTCTTCTTCGTTTAATACAGATTCTGCACCTGTTTGATTATCTATAAGTCTATAGAAGGTAACTTTCTTTTTATAAAATCTTTCTAAAACTTGATACTTGTTTTCCCTATAGTAATCATAATCTTTAGTTTCTGACGGTGTATATACATCTCTTGATAGTTTATTTTGAGTATTAGGAAAGTCTTCATCTGAATACGTAGATATATCATTTAAGATACTATCTAGTTCTTCTCCTGTTTCTTTATCTATCGTTGAACCAAGTTCTGGGTAGAGGTTCACAAGTTGCTCACCTGTTAAGATAGTAGACAAAATAATGCCATCGGCATCACCAAACCATCTATCTCTTGAAGAAGGAGGAACGTAAACCCTAAAAGGATTGATGTGAGCAAACCTTACGTCGCCCCTACCCATATCTGCTTCACTGTCAACATATACGTATAAGTACCCAATGCCAACAGTTGAAAAATCGTGTATTGCTTGCTTTACTTGAGAGTCCCCATCTGACCCTTCCCATATAGAACCAAGCATTGTTTGCCATACTTTAGCCATCTTTACGTCACTATCCTCACGAGGCATAGCAGTAAACACTGGCGGCCTTGCTGTCATAAAAGATTTTAACTTTTCTACAGCAGGAGATATTCTATCCATAGGAATATCTGCTTGATTACGTGACTGTAACTCGTCAGACTCGTCAGAACTAAAGTGGTTACCTAAATAAAAATCTAAATCTTTACGTGCTTGAGAATCCCAAGAGTCCCTAGCATCTCGCCATCTTTTAAATAATTCTTCGTTGTATAACGCTTTCGGGTCGTATTCCATTAAACCCTTGCGCCTGTAAGCCAGTTATATGATTTCAATTTTTTCCTCACTTTAGATATTGTATCTGAAGCACCTTTCTTAAACCTGCTACTAGCAGGTGGTCTTGCAAAGTAATCAGCATAATACAACGCATCCATTAAGTCATCGTGCTTCGAAACGGGATGTTCAAACATCTCATCAACTAAGTCTGTCATAGATTTGCGTATGTATAATTTTTTAGAATTTACTATAGCTCCTAACGAAGTTTCAAGTCTATCTTGTTTTTTTATTCCACCCGGAGGCTTTACACCTTTAAAGATACCCGGCATTAACCTTCTATCTGTTGACGCAAGTCTTGTTGTCATATCACGTACCATCTCCTGAGCAGCTACTGTTTCTATCGTAACTCTACGCACAGGTGCATATTTATTTGCGTATTGTATAATTATTTCAGGTAAATCAAATGTAGGTATGCGTTCTCTGTAGTAATCAAGTACGTATCTATTCTTATCTGAATCAACACCTATAACAACTATTGCTTGATAGTCAGACGTAGAAGTTGCAGTTGCAGCTATGTCTACTCCTATGTAAACGTTTATTGGTATAGACTCGCCTTTTAAATCTAAGAAACAAAATCTATCTTGGCTTTTAAATATACCATTGTGATATTTAATTCTATCTATTTTAAACGAAGCAGAAGAAGCATCACGTGCGTCATTCATATATTCTTGCGCAAACTTGTTTAACATACCGGCTTCAGCAAATTCAGCTTTCTTACGTTCTAGTTTACTAAGTGGAAACTGTTCTTCCCATATTGGCTTTTCGTTTTCTATAGCTCTATAAAAGTTTAAATCCCAAGGATATGATTCTTTATTTTGCTTTGCTTCATTAAATCCGTCTATTGTCATCTGTAAAAAACTATCAAAGTGTACGATTGTACCTGATAACCATATCCAACCTTCTCTACCCGGTGATTCTTCTAGCGCTGGGTATACAGTAGATACAACCCATTTCTTTATTTCTGAGCGCCTTTCAGGCGTTTTAGTATTTAACTCTGATTCAAAGTCATCTAAAATAATACCAGTGTACCTTACATCTATTTCTGTACGTCCACGTAGCCTTTGACTAGTACCCTTAGCGATTATCCTATCTCCCTTAGCAGTTACTAAATCTTTCTCTGTCCAGCGTTTACCAGCTAAATCACCTGCTAATTGACCAAAGTAGTACTGAATAGACCTATTAGACTCTAAATGATTACGTATATACTTCAAGTGGTCTATTGCCTGACCTTGTTCTTCTGCTACCCAAGCTATAAAATTACGTTCTTCTGACGGAGAAAAGCATATTTTATGTAGTATAGCTGCTTTTGCAAGTATAGACTTACCAAAACCCCTAGGCATTATGTTACAAACACGTGCGCCCGGCTTTGTTGTTATAAGTTTCTTAGCTACTTCATAGTGGAATGACGGTGATTGACTCTTATTTAAAAAATCATTAGGTAAAAACGCACGTCCAAAGTAAATAAGGTCGTTATAGCAACGTGAAAGTATCTCTTCTTTCTCAGATAGCTCGGACGGAGAGCTTATAATGTTGAATACTTTATCTTTTTCCAAGGTTCAGTGCTAGTTAGTTCTTCATAGTTGTGTTTTAACGTACCAAATGCGTAATCAATAGGTTTTATTTTGTTTTTATTCTTATTTCTAAATCTAAATCTACTCATTGGTCTCTTCCAAGACGTTTTCTGCGTGTGCTATTTGTTTTATTTCGTCTGCTTTCTTTAATTTTTTTAATTCATCACGTGAGAAGCCTTGAAATACTGTAAGTGCTTCACGTTTCTCTTCTTTTGGAAACATATCTTTTATTTTCATTAGCAATTCAATAGCACGTAGCTTGTCAGAGTCCTTACCTTCTAGGTTTTCTATTACGTCTTTAGTTCTTTCAAATAGATAGTCTCTATTTATTCCTATCTTGTCTAAAGATTCTACATTCTCTTTGCTTATCATACTTATAATCCTCTCTTGCTTTAGCAATACTGTTGATTGTTGCTTGGCTATACTTTCGTTATTTGTTTTAAATACTTTTAAGTAAGATTGCACAACATCTTCCCCATTTGCAACGTATCTAGCAAATAAAGTTTCTTTATTGGTTGGTATCTTTCTTTCTCTTACAATCTCTTCACTTGTTTTGTCAGAAGAAAATGAATATATATTTTTCTTTGGCTTACCATCTAATGTTTGTTTACTATTAGTTTTACGCAAACCAAGTAACGTGCGCACGTAGTAGCTATTCTTTTTATTCTTAAGTTCTTTTCTACTTAATATCTTAACTACCTGTTTGTCGTCAGTTAATACATAAGACCCATTACGTGCGGTGCGCCAATCTTTCTCAAGTAGTTCATTCGGAAAATGTTTTTTAAACTCTTTCTTACTTTTAAAGACAAACTCACGTTTACCTTTAATTTTACGTTCATACACTTTCTGTATCGTCTGCCATCTTCTTTATAAACCAAGTAAGCTCTTCGTTAGACTTAAGAACTTTGTATAATTCGCTTTGCAGTTCTGATTTATTAAACATTAGGTAACTTGGGTTTACCCTATCTAAGTATCTTTTTTTAAATGATTTTATATCCATTACGTTAATCCTCATTAAGTTGAGATGTAAATTATAAAATAATGTGATAGTTATAAAGTTTTTTCTTGATTTATTTCTTTTTGTGTATATATTAATATTATATATATAAAGATTATATATATAAAGATTATATATATAAGATATATAAATATATTAATACGTAGTATATATATAGAAAAATTTGAAAAAATTATATTACTATGTGTCTCTCCCTTTTATACACCCCCCACACCCCTGTCTACGTTTTCAAGTTAGAATTTTTACGTTGAAATTTTTTCACTACGTTTTTCTAGGTTAAAATTATTCTCTGCCACTACGTAGAAATTTATGTCATAACGTCAGAAAAAAAAGTATGTCTAATTTGCTACGTAATCAAGTATTATAGTATTTTAATAGTAACGTATGAGTACGTAAGATGTCTATAATTAGCGCTATTGGTGGCGCATTATAGACTATAGAAACAGCGCAACGTTTACGTAATTAATACCATAACGTAGTATTATTAATTAGGTATTTAAATAGTATTGTATTATATTTCAATATGGCACAGCCCTTAAATATATCAGTTTTAAATAAACGTAAAAATTCAGATAGTGTTGCGTATTCTCAAATATCCTACGGAGGACATATGAAAAACAACGTAACAGCGAACAAGCCTACTACTATTAACGGCTATAAAGTTAATGGAAACAACGTAATCTTAACACCAACACAGATGCAGTCAATGACTGTAAACTATGAGATGATGGGTAATTTACAATTCGATACAATCGAGGCGTATATCTGTACTCTTGTTTCTAATGTGTTAAAATCACATAACGTAACAATAACTTCTTATCAGGTCGGCAACGACAAGACTGGAAGTAATAGCGAACTTATGAATGATTTTATGAGTAAGATAAGCGAACTTGAGAAAGAGTTCGTATCGCAATTCAAGAATGAAATTTTTGCTATTGAGGGCAAACATTTTTGGATTGATGGCAAAAAGAAGTTGCGAGAATTTAGCGCAACTTTTACCGCACGTACTCCTGAGGGTTACAGTGCGAAAAGCTACCAAGAGCATTTGACTAAGAAAGCAAACGAGCTTGGAATGAGTCTAGACAACGAGACTGAGGACGTTGTAACAGAAGAAGAAGAAGTTAATTCAGAAGTAATTAACGAAATATAAATAACCGAATGCGCAACACTATCAAAAAATTTAATTCACATATTTATTTATATTACGAATATAAAGCCTTATTAAAAATAAAGGCTGAATCATTTAACAGAGATTATTTTATTAAATCTAAAAAACGTAATCCCAAAACAATTACAGATGAAAATAAAAATAAATATTATTTTAGAGGTAAAAGAAAAGAATTAAAAGATTGCGAGCACGTAAGATTTATGGTACAAACGTTAACAGAAAATAACAGACTTGATTTAATGACAGATGATTTCTTTGAAATCGAAAAGTAAAAACGTATGACCAGGAAATCAAACGTACAAAAATTTTGTAGTAAAGACAGCTTCGTACTTACGAAGCATAAAGAAAGAAACGTAACTAAAGGAGATACAATATGTATACAGTTGAATTAGTAAAAGTATTTGCTGAACTCTTCGTAATCATTATAGCAATGATGATGGGTTGTTTAGCAACGTTATCTTACCAAACGTGGAGTAAAAAATGAAATCATTCTACAACGTATTAGAATGGTTAGACAAAGTATTTGACTTTCTCGGAAGTGATACTATGTTCTACATCATTACAATTTGGTTCGTAATTTTATTTACATCACTACTTATTAGATATTAGATAGGTTGTATTGTTACTTGGACTTCGCTAGTTGCAACGTAGCAATACTTGCCTCCGTAGACGTAGAGCATATCAAATCTTCCTTCTTGTATTTGATTGTAAGTCTCTACGTATCTACGTACACAGGAGATAATTTATAATGCAAACTTTTTTACCTTATCCAAACTTTAAAGAAAGCTTAGACGTATTAGATAACAAACGTTTAGGTAAGCAGAGAAGCGAAACGTATCACATACTTAACATACTAATGCAACGTACAGAAAAGAAAGGTTACGCTAATCATCCTATCGTTCATATGTGGAAAGGTTACGAACCTGCACTGCAACAATACTTCAATGTGAATACAGAAGTCTGGTTAGAACGTGGCTTCAGACATACAATGGGCTACGAAATTATTACAGATGACGTACGTATGCCCGATTGGTTTGGTGACAAAGTATTTCACGCTACTCACAGGTCTAACCTATTACGTAAAGACAGTGGGTACTATTCAAAATTTAGATGGGAAGAAAGCGCTGATGCTCCCTACGTGTGGTTAGATACACAACGTGAGCAGTGGTTCTTTATTGATGGAGTAACAAAGAAACGTGTGTACATATAAGTATATACGAAAACTACAATACAGGAGGGACGTATGTCCGAAACAAAACAACCTAGCTTTCATAAGCGGTTAAATGATACAGGTTATTTTTGTACAGAGGAGTTCGCAGACGTAGTCGAGAACGCTCTACACAAAAAGCCTATGTCTATTACGATGCTTAGAGGAAAGGCAGGTACGGGAAAATCCTACTTACCGGAGAAGATTGCTGAAGTACTTGGATGTAACATCTACGTAAAGCAAGCCTTTAAAGATTATGAATGGGATGATTTCGTACAGAAGTATGTACCAGACGAAACTACAACGTCTGGATTTAGTGCAAGAGATTGCGAAGTACTACTTGCTATAAAAGAATCTAAAGATAAACGTGTTGTCTTATTGCTTGACGAATGGGACAAGACACAACATTCCGCTGATGGAATGTTCTTAGAGTTCTTGCAGAGTGGACGTATTAGCATTTCTGGTACGGAGTACAAAGCAAACTTAGATAACCTTATTATATTCTTTACGGGTAATGATGACAGAGTTTTTTCTGAGCCATTCATTAGACGTATGAAGTTTATAGAAGTTGAACATATGCCACCTTCTTTAATACTGCAGATACTTAGTAGTAAATACGCAGGTAATAAGGAAGCTGAGAATATGTTTAATGCCGTACTCAATTTGTACAACGCATCTATCCTAGGAGATATGGATAAGCCTGCTACGGTACAAGAACTTATGGACGTAATCAATGATTGGTTAAGATATAAAAGCAGGGGTAAGTCTCCCATTTGGGAAGACCTTGTCTATACGAACGTAACCAAAGGTAGACGTAACCATAAAGAACTACAGACTGCGCTTGAAAAGATAAAGAACGGTGAACTTAAAGATGACTCAGAGTTTAGTAAGTCATTAGACGTTGCGTTCTTTGATAAACAAGCTGAAGTAGAAGCTGAAACTATATCTAATGGTTTTGGTTCTGCCCCACGTATGATGGAGATACTAGGTATTAATACTGAATTTGGTACAGATGAAAATAATGGTGAAGTTTACGCAGAGTACAAGCGTGATGAAGCAGTTTATACTAATGCTTACGAAGAGTCAATAGATAATGAAGAGGATATAAATCAACCTCATTTTATATCTTGGTATACTATTCGTACATCTAGTATTGAACGTTCAAAAGCTTATGAGCTACGTGAAATCATAGAGGAAGAACAGAAGTTTCTAAGACTACGAAAGACAGAAGGTACATTAGTATTTCTTGAACGTAGTGTAAGTAAAGCAGATGTTGCAGACTTCCTTGACATTGAAGAAGGTACAGCTTATATACGTAAAGCTACTAACGATGAAATAATATTCAGAGTTACAGGCGGACGTTCAAGGAATCATCAAACAAGTTTAGAGTTTAACGCAAGATGGACAAGGGAAAATGGGTGCGAGTTTATTGTACCTACGAAAGCTTTGGATATTTTTCGTGAAGCAATACGCTTGGTTGGTTGGTACGTAGACGGCAAGGATAGGGTACGGTTAGATAATATCTGCAGTGAACTGTCTGGAAACTTACTTGATACTAGAAGATACATTAACGTACGAGGCTTAGGAGATTCTAAGAAGATACTAGACGTTACAGTAAGTGGTGAGATGCGTAAAAATGATGAGTTACCTTATCACGCTTGGGTTTACAATTCAAGCGCAAAGGTTAAGGAAACTAAACGTACCACTACATATGACTTAGGTTGGGCAGTTGTACGTTCTTGGCACTTGAAAGATAGACCTAACTATAAGAATCACGTAGTGATTAAAAAAGCACCAGAAGCGGGCCGTAAAGATACGAGTCTTTTCATTCAATTCCTAATGAGAAAACTAGGCACAAACACAATACCTTTGTTCGTAAATATGCGCAAAGATTTGTATTTACAAATGCCTACCGTAGCAGAAGGTGGTAAATGGAAGGTCGGAAAATCCACACGTGTTTTAAAAGATACATCTCAAAATTCGTTGAGTGTATATTGTGTAAATACGTTTGACAATACTACGTTTATTGCTATGCTTAAACCGGATAAAGATAATATATCTGATTTAATATCTTGGCGTGAACATATGTTGTTTACACGTAAAAAGATGGATAAGGTTAACGTATGAGCAATCTTAAACCGTCTTGGTCTCAGTGGTCTATAGGAGAAGAACCAGAAATTGAACGTTCTGAGCAGTTAAACCCTCCTGTAGAGAATAAAAAACAAGCTCAGAATGATGAGGTGGCGGACGTAAAGTCCGCTACCAATTCATATGAAAAGTTAGAAGATGTTGATGCAAGCCATTTACGTAAGGAGATGTATGTTTACGAAGAAAGTCTTATAGAAGAAGACGTAAACAATATAATAAAAAACTTACAACGTAAGGCGCCTGCTGTACAGGAATCTGATGAGTTTAAACTTGGTATGAAAAAGTTTAATGTAGGTAGTAGTAAGAATATTAACGTACCTATTAGCGCTAAAAAGACAGAGTCTTTACAAGCAATAAGTAAACAAAGACTAAGAAATAATAGGTCATACGCTAAAGAAAATCTTTCAAATCGTAGTTGGAAAGTCAATACGCAAAGAGTTGAAAGTCAGTTTTCTTTTAACAGTTTAAACAATCGTAAACTATCTTCTAACCTAGCGCTTTTGTTTAGTAAGATAGCAGAGGAACGTACAGGTGATAAGATTGCAGGTAGAAAGAAATGGGATGTTAACAAGGTTATGTTTAGACGCATCTCTAAGAAACTTATTACGCAATGTAAGTACTCACGTGATAAAGAAAAAATAATTATATTACTTGATAGTAGTCCTTCGTGCAGTAAGATGGCAAGTTTATACAGTGAGATATCTACAGAAGCTTGCAGGTACGAACACGTAGAATTATATGATGCTCCTAATGGACATATACACAGTGTTTATTCTACATCAGAACGTAAATACGTACCACTTACAGATGAAGAACTTGATAACGTATATCATTGGTTAGGCTTTGAAGATAGGACTATAATATATTTTGGCGATGAAGATGGCACGTCAAGTCTAGAAAGTTCTTACGGACAGAATGAAATACATTGGTTCTTTCAAGGTAACAGAAGTTATTATACACGTAGAGAAACAGAAGCTACGATGAAAAGACTACATAAACAATGGGATGGTAAAGTAAAACTTTATAAGTGTAACACCGTAAACGAAATAATAAAAGCAGTAAAGGAGATAAAATGAAACTATATAACGTATTTTATATTGATGATGAGTATGGTATAGAACCTCGTTACCAATGCACAACAGATAACTTTAAAAAATGGTTAAAAGAACATAATAAAAAAAGAGTTGCAGATGGATTTAAAAAAGAAAAAGCAGACTATTTTAACGTAGAAAAAGTAGAACTAATATTATTTGATAAAAAATAAAGGAATAAAAATGAGTAAAATATTTGGAGATGAATTTAAAGATGAGATACGTAACTTAAAAAGATTAGAAAGGAAACTTGCTGATTGTAAGGTAAGTATTGAAGAAGTAATCTACGTTATTGAGAATAAAGATGTGCTTATCAATACGAAACCTTCTTTAATGCAGGCTTTAAAAGCAGTAATATCTTTATCAAATACAGTAGAGTCATTACTAGGAAACATAAAATCATTTGAGAAAGCGTATAGTAATATGAGCAGTTGGGTAAAAGTTAAGGTAGAAAAGAAAGCCCAGTTTGTAGCTGATGTTAAACGCATACGTAAGGTTAGGGTAGGCGCAGAGAAATTAATAAAAGAATATAATTTTATACTAAAAAAGTTAGGTGTAAAGTACAGGGAGGAGATTTTAAAACGTGATTAACTATAGTAAAATTACTGACAAGCAATTAGATAAACAAATAGATGATATCTTTAACGTATGGGAAATGACTAGTGAGGTATCAGATTTAAATAAATTTTATATATTAGTACAGGAAAAAACAAAAAGAAAATGTGCTTATATAATCAAACATATTTTATAACAATAAAGGAGAAACGTAATGAGTAACAAACAAAACATCTTTGACGACTTCGAAGTCATAGATTTATCAGAGAGTATGGGAGACGTAGTGTGTTGCGACTTTTGTAATCTAGGGGATGACACTATGGGCGGTGTAATGATTGGAAGTAATGCCGTATGTGGTGACTGTTGTAAGAAGAATGATTATTACTTTGATAAGGCTAATGATGTAGACTATTACTTTGATAGGAATAAAACGTTCAAAGAAAACGTATTACAATATAGAAAGAAAAATAAAAGGCATAAGTTAAATTCTAATATGCAATTTAAAATCAGCGAAGACCATCCATTTAAAGACTCTACAAAAGACATAGTAAAAATGCAAGTAGATATAGATAGTATACTACGTAAAAGTATAGAGATGGAAGATTCTAGTCCTCCCGATTACTTAGATGCAGTAGAAGACTATTTAGTACGTAGACCTAACGTAGTAAAGGTTCTTATGGGTAACTACACAGACCTAAAAGGTGGCAACGTTGAAAGGCTTGCAAGAAAAATAGCTTTTATGCATCTTAAACTTATGCAAGAACAAATCGCAGAAGGTAATCACAAGGTATCAAATCGTAATGATAAAGACCACTCCGTAAAGATTGAAGCCCCAAGAGAAACAGGATATAAGGTATACGAAACTGCAAGTGAACAGGAAAAAGCACTTAAGAAAGTACGTGAGAGTGAAGAGATGAGAGATATTTTTCCAGACATAGCGAGGGCTTGATATGAAATTAGAAGCGTTTGAACACAACCTAAGAAACAAGACAGTACCATTTGCACAATCAGTAGTAACTAGTTCCGGGTATCACGTACCTGTAATATTTACTTACAGTAAAAATGGTACTGAAAAAATGTCTGACTTATCATCTTTGTTTCGGCAAGAAAATAAAGACGTGCTATTTAAAGTGTTAGGTAAATACTTAGAAGATGTAGATGCCTGTGCTTACGTATTAATATGTGAGGCTTTTATGAAAAAAGTTAAGAAAGATGAGTACGATAAGTTAACTGAAGAAGATATTACAAACATAAAAGATTCAGTTGATACGTCTGAGTGCCTTACTATTACGTGGGAGTATAAGAATGAAGTTACTAGAAGTGGCATAGTTAGTACTCCCCTGTTAAAAGATACAGGAACTATAGAGTTAGACTACGAAAATATTGTAGATGATTACGATGACAAAAGCCAAGCAGAAGGCAGAGCAGTTCATCTATTATAGTATTGTAGTTTATTATTAAACAAAATAATAAAAGTACTTGTGATAGGTTATTTCAAGTATTAAGTTAAGTATATCATATATATATAATAACGTATTATATGTTTATTATATTAAATACGTTATTATATTAAACAATACATACGTTATTATATATATAGTTTTTAACATACCAAAACGAAGGAACGTAAATGGATAATAAAGAATCAATAGTAACTTCATTCAGAGCGAAGAAAGGTTTATGGAAGAAGTTAAAGATAGCCTCTGCTATAGAAGGAGTTGCTATTCAAGACAAACTAAATGACATCATCGAAGATTACGTAGAATCAAAGTACGGAAACCTACTAAAGAAAGATAACGATGCCGAAGAAGAATAGTAGTGAACACAAATCCGTACAAGAAATATACGACAACTATATACAGGGAAAGAATGATGTAAAGGTTAAGACTAGGTACGTTGGTAACGAGTCTTGGTTTCATTCATCTGTAAGTGGTTTATGTTTAAGAAAACATTATTACGGTTCTGTAATACAACCCGACGAAAAACAATCGCACGATATAAATACTTATAGATTGTTCAGACTAGGTGACATTGTACATACAGATATTCAAGAAGCAGTATCAGCTTATGCTAAACAAAATGGCATACCAATATTTATAGAGAACGAAATACGCATAGATGATTTAAATATGCGAGGCTTTATAGACTTAGGTTTCGTAGATGATGGTGTTCTTTACGATATTAAAACTTGCAATGCTTGGAAATGGAAGTCGATGTTTGGTCGTTACGCAAAGTCAGATGCAGTATCTAGGAATTATAAGTTACAACTAGGTACGTATGGCCTGTGGTATAAAAGAAAATACGGAAAGTTAAACGGATTAGTCCTTGTGTTCTACAATAAAGATAATTCTAGGATGAGAGAAGTCAGCTTAGATTTAAGCGTAGTAGATGAAGCAGAACAATATTGGACAACAACTAATAAAGTAGTTCAAGAGTCAAAAGAAAGTGGAGTACCACCTGTATTAAATCTAGGTGTAACACCTGCTGAGGAGTGGGAATGTAATGTTAAGTACTGTCAATTCTTTGACGTATGCGGTGGAGGAATCAAAGGAAGTTTTTAATTAATAATAACAATCATATAAGAAAGGAACGTTTATATGGCTAGTAAAAAGAACAGTAATATGTATATTTGGGATAAGGTTTGCGAGACAGACCCTAAGTATACAAAGAAAGTAAATCAACGTGGTGGCTTTACTGCTATCGGTGCGCAATCCCAAGTAATGAAAGCAACAGAAATGTTTGGTGCTTTTGGTTTTGGGTGGGGTGTAAGAGATGAACGTATAGATAGATGGGAATCCTGTGGGTTAGTAATCTATCAAGCTACGTTATGGTTCTTACAAGATGGTAAAGCAGAAGAGGGAATCATTCCACTGCACTCATCTATTAAGTATAGTAGTAATGGTAGGTTAGACGATGACTTCTTTAAGAAGGTAGCTACTGATGCTCTTACAAAAGGGTTAAGTAAACTTGGGTTTAATGCTGACGTATTTATGGGTATGTTTGATGATAATAAATACATCAATCAAATATCAGATAAGTATAAAGAAAAGCCTACAGCTAAGCCAAAGGGTGCTGTTACAAAACAAGTAACACCACTTACTGATAAAGAAAAATTATCTGTACTTCAAACAATGAACTCTACTGTAAGTAAGGATGATGATTTTTATAAGAAGGTTGAACACGCTTTAAAGACAGATAAGATAACAAAAGAAAATGTAAATGGTTCACTAGTTAAGATACAAGAGTACGTAGAAAAGATAAGCGAACTTAAGGAGGTGACAAGTGAGTGATGATTTATTTGATGACATATTGGGAGGGGCATCTAACGCAGATGCCTACTACCACGAAGAGCAAGACGTAAGCTTAGATGATGGTACTTACCCTGCTACTGTAATAGATTTAAATAAGTCAAACGTGACAACTAAGTTTGGCACTACCGCTGACTTATTTAAGCCTACATATCAGATTGCTAGAGGTAAAAACAAAGGTGCAACTGTAAGTGACAAGGGTATATGGAGATTCAAAAGTGAGCCGTCAGACGCACGTAATAAAAGTAGCAGAGGTAATGTAATATATAAAAGTATATTAGATATACTTTCTATAGACCTTGAACAGGTAGAGGTAGATGGTATTATTATGCGAAGGTTACCAGAGCTTACAAAAGAAAACGTAGTAGGAAAGAAGGTTTTAATTAGCGTACAGGATGATGACTACAAGTCTAACTACGGAAGACTAGCATCTAAAGTTGCAATGATACACAGTGAGTGGGTAGATGACAAATCAGAATCAAATTAAAATAAACAATCACAAAAGTATAGAGTCTGAAGAGGCACTAATTGCTTCTGTGATTACGGACAGTAGAGAGATTGAGAAAGTTAACTCTATAATTAAAACAAAGATGTTCTACAGTAAGTTCAATCAAGTAGTATGGGATAAGATTATATCTATGCAAAAGAATGGAGTTAAGGTAGACTTAACAACTGTTACTTCTCAGTTAAATAACAATAACGATACTAGCATAGCAGATAGTCCTGTCTTTAAGATTACAGGTTACTTTGATAATATGTCTATATCATCTAATGCGGTTCAGTATGCAAAGAATGTATACGAAAAGTATGAGCTGCGTAATATAGAAGACCTAGCTACGCAGTTAAAGGGAAGTATAGGAAAGGATAATATTAAAACTGTTGATGCATTAACTAACGTACATAAAAGGATTAGTAACGTATTAAGTGTACACGGAGATGATAAGTTTCATTTACGTAGTGCGCTTGAGAAAGCTATACAAGATATGTACAACAAAGATAATACTATACAGTTTGGATTCCCCGGACTAGATAATCTTATAGGTGGTATGAGACGTGGAGAAATTACTACGATTGCAGGTAGGCCCGGTCATTTTAAAAGTACAATGGCTATAAACGTAGTGCATAATCTTTTATCTAATGGGTACAAGGTTCTTGTGTTTAACAGGGAGATGAAGAATGAATCTATGTTAGCTAAGTTAATTGTAGCTGACTCGGAACAAATAGATTACTCTAGGGTTGTGACTGGTACGTATACAGATAAAGACAAAGAAGATATCGCTGAAACTAAAAAGAAGTTATTAAAAAAGTATGGTAAGAATTTAATAATGAAAGATAGAAGTAACGACTTTGAGTCTACAGTATCTATTATAAGGCAAGTAAAACCAGACGTAGTTGTAGATGATTACATTGGGCTTGCTACACTTAGAGGTGTTGAAGACCCTAGACTTCGCATAGATAACATAATGAAAGAATATAAAATGCTATGTAAAGCCTATGATATGTCTGCAATAATTGTATCGCAGTTAAATAGAAAGTGTGAAGAGCGTACAAATAAGAGACCTATCCCATCAGACTTACGTGAAAGTGGCTCTATAGAACAAGACTCAGAGACAATACTGTTTATGTTTTATGAGTATAGATACTTACAGGATGGTTCTAAGAACGGAGAGTTCGGTATAGATGTAGTAGTTGGTAAGAATAGGTATGGTAAAACAGGAACAGTAGAGTTAGGTGTAGTAGGAGAAAGATGTAAGATATATGACCATCATTCTATTGCGTTAGCAGAAAAATATGAAATAGAGGAGAAAGGTAATGAGTAAAGAATTTTCTTTTAAAGTAAGAATAACTAAGTCTGAACTTAATATTATTGTAGAGTCTTTACGTAGGTTTAAAAAGCAATCTGACACCGTTCCCGTAATAAAGGATAGGGTTAATAGTTTGTTTGAAGACTTTAAGAAAATTAAAAGTGATGTAAAAAAAGTTGAAGAAAATAAAATAAATAAAAGAGAGGTAATATATGAGCAACCAAAAGCGTGTGAAGTCTGCGAGTAATGTTAGAAGAGGCAGGAGAAATAGGCAACGTGGCGCAGAGTTACAACGCTTACTAGTAAGTAAGTGTAAGGAGTTAGACCTTGACGCTCACAACCGAGACAGGGGTGGTGCAATGCACGAGAAAGGTGACGTTGAAATTGAAGGTGTGTTCTATGGATGTAAACGTAGAAAGAAAATACCTACATATATAATGCCGGAGAAGGAAGAAGTAGGTGTGGTATTCAGAGGTGAACGTATGCAACCTATGATTTCATATCCGCTTGATAAATTTTTAGTAATGCTAAAGATAGTAACGGACATAGAAAAAGATGCAGTAAATGGGGGTAGTAAATGAATTGTTGTTTATGTAAAGAAGAGATAGATGATAGGTATAGTAACAACGCAGAGCCTGTAAGCAGTGGAAGATGTTGTAACAGTTGCAATGAGCAAGTAGTAATACCAAATAGAATAGAAGAGATTTTAAAATGAATGATAATTTAAAAGACTTTATAGAACTTTACGCAGATGATGAGACTATAAAACTTGATGGCTACAACCATTGCATAATAGGGATTGATACAAATCAAAAAATAATATACGATGCAAATAAAATTATAGAAACACTAGCATCTGATATGACTACAGAAGAAGCGGTAGAATATTTTTACTATAACATAGAGGGTTCAAAACTAGGAGAGTTTAATCCAATATACGTATTTAAATATGAGGAAATAAAATGAGATTAAGTGAATGTTGTGATGCTAAAATAATTTATACTGATATTTGTAGTGATTGTAAAGAACATTGTGGAGTGTATGAGGAAGTAGAATGAAAATAAAAAAGAAATATAATAAAGATATTGTAAACTTAGTTAAAGAAAGATTGAAGCAAGGTAAGCGTGAGTACGGTGGAGAAATAGACATACACGACGGTAGAGATTGGAATCAAGAAGCTCTAGAAGAAATACTAGATTGCTGTGTTTACGTAGCGGCAAAGGTACTAGAGATAAAAGAGAAGGCAGGTAGTAAGATAAATAATTCGGGTGACGAAGTCGAATATAAGTATTAAATTAAGGTTAAGTATGGGAGAAAAAGCAATAGAAAGTAAGCCGTTAAAAGGTTTTGTATTTTTAAAAGACTTGAAAGAAGGTGCATCTTTTATAACAGATAATGGATTAGAAGGCACTGTAATCAATAGTAACGAGGGGAGCGTACTTTGTTATTTTACAGAGTATGAATGTGATGACGTAGAGTTAAAGAAATATTGGCTCAAAAATCATAAGAGAATCGCTCCGGAAACGAACGTAAAAAAGAAAGGAAGTTAATGTATGTCTGATTATGATAATACAAACTCTGGTGCGTTGTTTAAGAACAACACTAAAGAGGAGGGCGATAGTCGTCCAGATATGACAGGAGTAGTAGACGTAAATGGTAAAGAGTATAGGTTATCAGCTTGGTCTAATACTTCTTCAAAGGGTATGAAGTACTTATCACTTAGGGTTTCAGAGAAGTTAGAGGAGTCTCAGAAACAACCTAGTGGTGACGTACCCTTTTAAATAAAACGATAAGTAGCCTGTGGTTCACCCCCTCTTCTATATGCCCTACTGAGTTATCCCCTCAGTATAACCACAGGCTACACAACTGAGAAATAAATATGAATTTAAGTCATCCACCAAAAGTTAAATATTTTAAAGATAGAGTTAAGAAAGACCCTACTGTTAGGGATAAGTATATAAAAAAATTACACTCTTGGGATTCAAAACGAACTGATAGCAAGTTAAAGTTGTGTACCGAGTGTAATAAAGTTTGGGAAACTTGCAAGAGAACACAAAATAATAAACTTGTATTAAGTTATAATTACTATGATGACTTCCCAACGTTAGGAAAAAGACGTAAGGTGTGTCCAAGATGTAGGGTTCAAGATGATTAAAGTTTACAAGTATTATATGTCTGGTTGGCGCTAACAAATAACAAAGTAAAATAAAATAACTTGAACCCTATTAGAAAATGTAAGTCTTGTGAATTAACGCAGAACTATACTTTATTTCCGGACAGTGGGAAGGTCAGCAATATTACAGGTGAGCCATACAGGAGAAAAGAATGTAGGGAATGCTACAATCTTAGGAAAAGAAACTATAAAAGAAATAAAAAAAGAACTTTAAAAATAATTAAAGAGAATCTTTGTTGTGTTGGATGCGGTTACTCTAAACAAAATAATATTTTTTTTACACCAAGCGCCTTAGAATTTCATCACAAAGATGGAGACAAAGAACACAACGTTTCAAATATGATACAACAGTTTGGTTTTTCATTAGAGAAAATAGTAGAAGAAATAAATAAAACAATTATAGTTTGTTGTATGTGCCATAGAGAACACCACTACGGGAATAGAAGCTTTAAAGAAAACAAAAAATTAAATATAGATTATAAAAAAGTTCAAAAATTATATGATAAAATATTAAAAGATGTTTAGTTACTGTAATATAAAAAATAAAATATGTCCTATGGCTACTAAAGATACGTATGACCCTGTAGAAAAAACATATCTATGGAAAGAGTATACGTATTGTGGAGCAATGACAGGTTGTTCTGATACTAGAGTTGATAACTTAGATACGTGTTGGTTAGATATGAAGAAAGGTCAACGTACAAAACATAATAAAAGAATTAATGAGATAATAAAAATAGAGAGGGGTAATGAAGCAAATAGAAAAAAATATAATAAAGAGATACAATCAACAGTTTCCCAATAGCAAACTAACACTCAGTGATTATGAGTACGAAAGATTTGATGCCTATAATAATTACTGTGTTGTTGAAGTAAAGCACAGACATACGTGGTACAATAAACAACTAATAGAATTTGATAAATTTTCTTACAATAGTTGGTTTGCTCACATTAATAATAAGAAATTTCTTTACGTAGTATCTTATAGAAATGAGATAATAATTTTTAACATTACTGATTTAAATAAAAAGAAATATAATTTTAATTGGGAGTATAAAGAGATGCCAAAGCAAACTGAATTTGATGATAATAAAAAAATTGTAAAGTTTGTAGGTTACTTAGATTTAGATATGCTAAGGTCTTCAAACTCTGTATATCAATTTGAAGTACTTTAAAAGCTTTCAAAATTTAAATAGTTATTACGCATAATTGTATCTAGCATTCGCATCCTATCATCGTAAATATTTACTAGTTCTTCTACGTTCTTAAGGTTTTCTGGAGATAAAGTTTTTTTATAATTCTTTGCTGTGCTTACTCCTCTTTCTATTTTATCCCAATCTTTAGGGTACGGTCTAAGCTTTTGACTCATACTAGATTTAATAGCGGTATGTGCCTCTCCCCTTATTGTTCTTTTGTAAACGTTTTTATTTTGAGACGCATACTTATTAGCTATCTTATGTTCTATGAACGCTCGTGTTTTTAAAAAATCTTTTTCAAAATATTTTTTATCTCCTGCTATTAAAGATTGTGATAATAACTTAAAGTATGCTTGCTTATCTGTAAATTCACCCTTCTTAATAGTAGCTTCTAAGCCCACTCGTTTTCTTTTGTTACCAAATTGTTGATAGTTATCTAGGAATTGACCTTGTAATCTTCTTTGGTCTTCAAATTTTTTATTAATATCTTTGTTGTAGTTCTTATAGCCATCCAATACTTGCTTAACTAACGTAACTTGTTTACTAGCGTACGCTAATGTGGTCTTACTTGCTACGTCTAAATCTTTTATTTCTGAAAGACTCTTTGTAAAATTATAAAACTCGGCTCCAAACTCTATAGGCACGGGCATATAAGAATCTATAACTCCGCCATAACCATCAAAAACATTACTGAGTAATCCCAGTGCTTCACCCCTAACCGCATAATCAAATAATTGTGCTGGTAATTTCTTAAAATCTTTACCAATCAAATCTTTGCCAAGAGCATTTTCATAATATAAATTATATAACGCCATCCCGGTTAGTGTGCTGCCAGCTGCATATTTAAAAAGCGGGAAAGGGTTGCCGTCATTTATAAACGGAACAACTGCTCTGTTGTACGTATTTTCTGTAACTCTATACGCAGTTCTATAAAATAGTGTAAGAGGCTTTACGTTATTCTTTGCCATCCACGTAGGTATGTAAGGTAATTGGGTTGCGCCCTGAGTCGCTGCCTGAGATTTAAAAAGGCCCCTCTTGTATATGTCATCAAATTTTTTATCAGATTCTAAAGCTAAACTAAAAGCATTATCTCCAAAAGATTTTCGTTTTTTTAGTTCGCCTATCATATAGTCTATTTCAGAATCATCTATTTTTATTGTACCTTTTAATAATTCCCTAGCTTTTTTTACATCCTTAACTAGTGAACTGTTTTTATTTTTTATTAAAGTCTCAAAAGAATCTCTCATAACTACGTCAGATACTGCAACCGATGCTCTTCTGTTAAGTTTTTCAACGTGTCTAAATAGAAAAGCAGGATTTAAAGTTCCCCTAGTTAAGAATAAATCATCAACTGATTCAGAAGTAGCGCCCGTAACTGAGGTTAAATCACTGTAAGACTTATAGTTTTTAATAAGTTTAGAGTATGATTTTAATAATTTTATTGTACCAAATGACGTAAGGTTTTGCACTTGTCCTGTAAGAAAGTTTTTAATTGCGGCACTTGGCCCAGAAAGATACGAACTAGAAATAGCTGTAGTTAGACCACTACCAAAAGAAGAGAAAGCAGTTTGTTTTTCACCACCAAGTAGTAACTCTAAAGTTTCTTTTGTGTACGTACCTGCTCCTTCCATACCTTTTTTTGCTGTCTCAAATTCTATTGCTCCCATAAGTCTCTTTACAGTATTTCCATTAACGCCATCAATGTCAAAATTTCTAGCTAGCGCTATAGAGTTTGACATTTTATTACCATAAAAATTTATTATCTTACCAAAATCTTTTTCATATATTTCAAATACGTCACCAATAATTCTTGTTTGATTGTCTGCGTCAACAATAGATTGCCCCTTTTTAAATGTGTTTACATTGGGTAGCTCATCTAATTGTATAACCTTACCAGTATTTTTTTCTAATAACATATACGGAGGGATGTCTATTTTTCTAGTATCTAAAATACCAAGAGGTTTATTAGGATTAGAAAACATACTGATTGAACCTCTAAATATTTCCCTCTCTTGCTTAGTAGCTTTTGGATTAGCCCTATCAAACGTTGCCATTAATTGTCGCTCTAACTTCATAGGGTTTTTAAGAAATAATTTTTGCGCATCCTTAGATAGGACATAAGGCACGTAATTTTCTACGTAAGCAGATTTTTCTAGTGTTTTATTTACATCTACGCTAACTATCTTACCATCCTTACCTTTTACTTTACTTCCTTTGCGTTGAATGATTTTTAATATGTCTCCATTTTCAAAAGAATCATCAGAGACTTTTATTAAATTTCCTTTCTTATCATAAACAGATAAGAAATCTACAAACTTACCTTTACTATTTTGTATTTGTCCTCCGTACCTTGAGTACTCTACAACCATTTCATCTAAGAAATTTCTAGCTTGTTTGTTTAAATCTTTTGAGTCTTTCATTGGATTAGGATTAGATAATAACGCAAGTTTTTTATCTCCAAGCGCACCCGTTACGTTAGATAGTTGACCCCTACTTAATTTAAAAGAACTTTTTAAATCATTTACAAACTTAGAAAAAGAACCACGTATTAAATTTTTTGTTACAGTATAGTCTGTTACCTTCTTAGATAACTCCTGACCTGCTACTCCAAATTGCATAAAGTTAGACTCAGGACTAAATGCATATTTTCTAATAGCGTTAAAATTATTTTTGTTTTTAAAAAAACTATCAGAAATCTGGAAAGGAAGTACGTCATCTAGCTTTGCTTTTTTAATATTTTTTAATTTGTACTCAGGCTTTAACATATTTTTATACGTAGTCAATTCTTCTATTGTCATCCTGTCTGACTTGCCGTAAGACCTAGTAAACCCAGAGCGTTTTAAACTAAAAGATTCTTTACTTCCTATTCCTAATTCATTCTCTAGTTTAGATATAGACTTGACTAAACTCTGATGTTCTTTATATGATTGAGGACTAATATTTTTTAAATCTTTACCTTGCTTTAAATTAAAAGGATTCTTTTTAGTATAAGACCTGAGTATTTTTTTGTTATCAGGTATTACACTTTTAAAGTCTTTATAAAATATGTTTAACACTTCTTGTTTTGTTTTGCCTGATATATTTTTAACACCTGACAAATCATTTTTATCTTTTAATATTGTATATGTAAGTCGCTGACCGCCATCTTTTGTTTCTTTTATGGTTTGCAACTGGACTAGTTGATTTGTTTTATCACCACCTGACTTACCTATAAATCTATTACGTAAATACTCTGGTCTTTTTGTAGCTAATAATAACTTTACTTCATCTACATTTAAAGATTCTATTAAGTTTTTACTTACAGACTTATCACTAATCGCAGTAGAGATACCGTCTTTTACTAATTGTTTTACACGTAGGTTATCTGCTCCTACGCCAATGTAATGAGCTGCCGTAAATATAGCTCCGTCAATTAAGTTATCTGTTGTTGTAGTCTCTGAACCTTTTTTTCCACTGCTGCCAACACCAGCAAGAGAAGCGCCAACCCCAGAGCTAAAGACTATTCCGGCTTCTAAACCTAAACCTCGCTTACTATTTTCTGCTAATCCTAATATCTTACCTGCTCCTAAGACTCTGGGCAATCCACCTAGTGTCATAAAGAAAGCATCGCCTATTGGTTTAGTTATTCTTTCAGATATATTTATATCACCTTCTTCATTACGTAATGGTATTGTTTTCTGAAACATAATACCTGACGCAACTAAATTATTAACACCTAAATCAATAGCATTAGCTGCACGTATAGACATTTCATTACCAGAACTTTTAACTCCTTTGACACGTGATAAAAACTTACCCATACTGTATTCACCAGAGCCTACTTTCGTAATAAATTTTCTGTAATTTTCAGACCTACCAAGTAACGTATTATTTTTTATAACACCAGCAGCATCTAACGCTGCGTCTATTTTAGCTTCTTGACTTGCTACTCTTCCTAAATATCTTGCTTTACCACTACCTGCTGAAGCAGCTTTTGCTATTTTACGTAACCTTGCTACCTCTGTATACCCTTTATTTGCAGTAACTAATGCCTTGGTTGCCTTTGCTCCTGTGCCTGCAATTTTTAAACCACCTAGTACGCCACCTGTTGCAAATAAACCAGAGCCAAAACCAATTATTTGACCTGCTACCCCTGCAACTTTTTCTGATAGATTATCTGGAGCTTGATAGTCTCCGGTAAGGTCTATAGGTACTGGAGATAACCCTTCAAGAAAGTTAGAAACAAAACGTTTAGTAAGACCGGGGTCTTGCTTTAAACTTTCTTGTTCGTTACGTATAAAGTTATCATCTTCTTCTAATTGTTCTTGCGTAATGTTACCTAATAAACTTATAGGTTCATCTATTAAATTTACGTCTTTAAATAAATCAAAAGATTCTTCTTCTTTCTCTTCTTCTATTAAATTTACGCCTTCAAATAAATTAATATTATTAACAGGCTCATCTATTAAAGTTACGCCTTCAAATAGATTGTTTCCATTTGCCATAAGCTATCTATACGTTCCACTTATTATTCTTTGTATTAAATTTTTTAATTCTTGAGGTGATTGATTGTTAGTTAATTTTTTTGAAGAGCTTAGAGATTTATAAAAATCATTAGTATATTTTTCATTTGAAAAATCACCGGTATCAAGGTTAATATATCCTTCAAATTTAGATTTTATTTCTTCTTGTATCTTTAGAATTTTATTTCTAAACGGAGTAAGTTGTTTTTCTATGTAACCCTCTGGTAACCTTTCTTTATATTTATCTAATCTTATCTCTTCTTTTTGTAATAAAGCTATGGCTTTTGGTAAAGCATTTAAAGGTTTAACTATTTGCATACTTGCAGTTTTAGGACTATTTGCTACGTATTTATTTGGGTTATCTTCAATCTGCTTTACACCGCTAGGGTCTTTAAACTCAGAAATATCCTCTCCAAAGTTTAAATTTTCTAATGTTAAATCATCTGCTATACCTTCTGATTGAGGAGGTATATTTGAAACTGGTCTTGCTACGTCAGGTAAGGGCGGACTAGTTATAACAGGCTCTGTCTTAATAGAATCTACATTAGCAGGGTCTACTGCCCCCTCTGTAACAACAGGCTTTCCGACAACAGATGGAAACCCTTGCGTAGTTTTAATCGTATCATTAAATATACCAATCTTACTTAAACTATCTAAAAATTCAGGGCTTGTTAGAGATAGGTCTTTATTTTCAACGCTATAAGTATTTACAATACTTTTTATTTCTTGAAGTTGAGGATGATTTTGTAAGAAAGATTGTTGTTCTGATTTATTTAATCCCTTAAAACTATTTATGTTACCAGTTATGACTTTGTCTTTATCACTAAGATTATTAGTAGTATTATTAGAGCTAATAGGGATAGTAGCAAAGCCAAGTTTTTTATAAAAACTATTTATATTTTGTTTTGAAACTCTTTTTTCTTCTTCTAATCTTTCTATATCTTTTTGTAATTTAATTACTATATCTCCCTTATATGTGTCATTAGATATTTGTCCTAATTTTCTATTTATACTATCATTAACGTTACGTATATCACTTCGAAAACCACTTAATATAGAAGTTTGTTCTTTAGTAATCCCTTTTTTCTCTAATGTTGATGCAAGAAATTTTGAACCGTCAATAGGGCTTAAAGCTCTAAAAGTTTTTCTATCTTTATCTGAATCAAATAAAACATCTATATGTGAAACTTCATCTCCTTTTTCATTTTCAAATTTTCCATATGCAAGGTCATAATATTCTGCGTTACCTCTATACTTTGCAGTCATATCCATAAGCATTTTATCTTTTGATACTCCAAACATTCCCTTACCAGTAGGATTTATTGCCATATACTCATCTAATAATTTCTTACCTTCTTTTTCTTTACCTTCAAAAGTATATTTTTTAGTCATTATTTCATTAATATTTTCACCTTGAAATATTTCTTCAAACTTAGACAGTCTAATAGCACCTACTTCTGAAACATCTAACCTAGAAGTTAATATACGTCGTAATTTTGGGTCAGACATTTCACTTATTGTAGCCCTAGCTTCTAATCTATCAGCTTCTGATTTTAAATCAATATCTTTTAACCCACCCATAAGTACGTTATCAGTAGCTCTGTCTTCACTTCTTTGATATCTATCTTGTTCAATATCAAGTTGTTCTCTACGTAAATCAGATTGTATTTGTTGTTGCTGTACTTGTGAATCTAGTTGCTTACCTTGTAAATACGTTTGACTTGCACGTTCAAATGCATTATCTAACGTATTAGCTATTACTTCGGCAGTACTAACTTGACGTGGCTGTATAGATATGTCAGAAAATTCTAATAAGTTACGTGGGCTACGTAATTGTTTTGTTATTTTACTTGGGTCAAATCCGTTTGCCATAATTATCCTCCTGTCTCTGCGTTCATTCCAGCCCCTGTTCTCCAACCTCCGAATGTACCATCTTCCCTATAAAAAGCATAAAATGTATGCTGTCCATATACGGGACTGCTGTAACTAAACGTTGCTCCTTGAGAAGGCTCTGGTGGATTCCATTGAGCTGAATTTCTAATTTGATTAAACTGTTCCCCTGTTAGTCTTTGACTTCCAGAAGAATCTACATTTGAAGTATCGCTAGTTCCTACTGTTTGTAATATATTTTCTGGTGTCTCTTGATTAAAACTAGTTAGTAAGTCAGATATTGAATCTTGATAACCTAATCTTTCTTGTCTAACTCCTGACGTAAGACTTAGTAATGCGCTAGAAAAAGCAGAACCATATTGATTTTGTAAGCCACTACGTGTATCATCAACAGTTGATTGTATACTGCCTGAACCTGAAAAACCTGACTGAGCAGATTGTTCTCTAGCTTCGCCCATTATCCCACCTAGTTGACCAACAGCTCCTTGATAACCTTCTTGTACTCCAGAGCGAAATTGAGTACGTAACATTTCTTCATTGTATGCATCATACTCTGGTATCATACTTCCATAAGTTAATCCAGTGTCAGGGTCTTCTGTGTTTAAAAATTCTGACGTAGGTGCAATGCCTAAATCTCCATAAGCTTGTTGAGTATCATACGTAGGTGTTGTAGTAGTAAACTCTTCATAGTATTCATAGGGGTTTACTGTATTATGTCCGGGTACGTGTGCCATTTAGTTATCCATTATATCTATTAATAGTTGAGCGCAACCTAGACTGAGCATCTGATACATTAGCAGGTCTTGTAGGCATATTTATTCCTGATGGTATATAGTTACCACTTCCAATAGTGTTTTGAATAGAATCAAACACATTCATTTGAGGTATTGTTTTAAGTGGGTTGTAATCACTTGTTGGTAATGATGGTACAGGGTTAGTGCTTGATGGAATTATCGAATCAAATGAAGGGAAAAGACTAACCTTGGGCATATCTAATGGAGAATCTTGTATCATTTCTGTCATATCAAATCCTAAATCAGGAGCTTGTCCTGAACCCATATTAGATAATGCATCAAATCCCTGTTGATTGGCTTTTGCAATTTTTCTAGCTTGTACATTTTGCATAAAATTTTGTCCCATTTGTTGTTGCGCTGGACTTACACCACCAAGTAACTGCCCTACGCTAGGGGTAGCAGACTTACGTTGGTTATATAAAAATTTTGTCATTTTATCAGCATCTTCACCGGGAGCTTCACCTAAATCAAGTAAAGGTTTGTTTAAAAAATTTGATGTACTATCTCCAAACGTACCTGCTTGACCTGCTGCTACTGTTTGCTTAGCAAGTCCTGCACCTATTCTGTATAAATCAGCGGCATACTGCGCATCTGTAGCTTGCTCTTCTGTTGACTTTAAATTTTCAGCACCTTTTGAAACGTCCTTTGCAGTTTGTCCTACAAATAATAAATTAGATAGAGGGTCAGTAAAATCAGTACGTATATCTTCTGCTTTTTCTGATTGCTTTTTAGATAAAGAACCTTCTGCGTAACCAGATACCCCACTTACTGCAAGGCCAGCTCCAGAAAGTAATGGATTACCTATGTAGGCTCCAGCTTTAGTTACCATATTACCTAACTTACCAAGCGCACCCCATAGTCCTCGTTTGTTAGAACGTTTTTCTTTATCGCTATTATACTTACTAATAGCATTTTCCATATCCTTAATAGCGGATTGCAATCTTTCTGTTTCAGATTGTTTAATACGTGATGCTGCTACTGCGGCACGTGCTGATGTACTTCTAGTACGTAATGCCATTTAAATACCTATACTTTTTTACTATATAATATACAATATTCATAGCTAATTATAAAACAATTTCTACTTCCCAAACAGATGTAACATACCAATCTATAGTTCCAGATGAATCTGAACTTGATTGTACAAACAACCCTGCTTTTTTACCAGCTTCTATAGTTGGTGTGTTATTAAAATCTGATTTACTTACAGTAATCATTGTATCACTAGATAGTGTTGCTTCGTATGTAAATGTAGCTATAGAATCAACAGTTGTATCCCCATCGTCTTGTTTGTCTAGTCCAAATGTAAAATTAGCTGTTCCATCGCTTAATGTTTCTGGTCTAAAATATAATTTATTTAATGTCATTTTAAAAGGAGTTAGTAAAGACCGTTGACAACTGTTCATATCACTTCCTTCACTACTTGTACTCCAAGGTAAATAAACCTTATCAGTGTTTAAATCATCGATAAAATTATGAATAATAAAATGATATTGAATACCAAGTATGTGACTTTTTACATTTAAATTTCCTTTTACTGTAAGATTTTTATCTACAATTTGATTACCATTAGAAGACATATAACTTTTATATATCCTACCATATTTTTTCTTACGTATAGAAAGTTGTTCATTGTTTGACTTTGAGATAGATACCTGTCCATCAGACATACTATTTATAGAAAGATTACCATCTGATTCTAATGAATCCTGTTTGGTATTTATTATTCTACGTATATCTCTATTAGCCATCGGATATTGTTTTATTACGTATTACTCTATACTCTATTGATATTTCATTTATTTCAAAAGTACCACTACTAGGAAGTAAAATTTTAAATTGGATACTACCGCAAGGAATTGGGCTTGAAGAAGTAAATGTAGCTACATCATAGTCTGCTGTTATACCTAAAGTTTTAGTAGCAAAAGAACCAAAATCTTGTTTACCATTTATAGAATGCTGTAATGGGTTAGCTTGTGATGCTGACGTTTTATATGTTATTGTAACTGAATAAACTTTTTTGATAGTAGATGGGTCACCAAAATCTATATCTCTAGTAATTAATTCTTGAGTACCAATAGAAAGGGGTACAGGTAAATACTTAAATATATCTGTTTCATCTACATCTTCTTGCTTTACGATACATAAATTATTATTCCAATCGTGAAAAAAATTAGTATATATATAACTATCATCAATTAAACCATCTAAATGAGCCCACCCCCCAGTGTTGAAGTCAAATACAAATGCATTATCGCTATCATCACTAAGGTTAGCAGGGCTTCTCATTATAACTAAAGAGTTACTCATAGCCTCATAGCCAATCATAGCATCTTTTATATTAAGTGAACCATTTACAAAGTCAGCCCATTTTATTATAGAAGTTCCAGCACTTGTCTGTTCGTTAACTCCTAATTTTTTATCAATTAAATTAGTAATTTTTTCTCCATCATAAAGATAGCAACCTGTTTCAGATACCCAAGCAACTCCATATTTTGTATTCGTTACACTGTATTTAAAATTTACACCGCCATAACGAACAGTATCCTCTAAGTACCAATTAGCAGGATTGGGACTAGCTATATTAATTACGTGAAGTAAGTTATGTTTATACGCTAGTATTCTATCTGCAAATGTTTTTATTGCTACGTATTCTCCATAGTCACCCTTAGATACATCAATAAAATTATTTTCTAAAAACGTATCGAATCTATTTATCTCACTATACATTAACCTATCGCCATACTTTTCAAGCTCTCCTGTATATCCAGATGTTCTTACATTTACTATAAAAGCTCTCCTATTAGCAACAACCACATCTTTATACATTTCGTTTTGTTTACCAATAGATATAAATTTTGTTTGACTGGAAAAACCATTTATAGTTGTATAAGTATCTATGTTTGGTTCTTTGCAGTTACCAACTGCATCTGGGATAACTTCAAATCCTATACCGTTAGATGAATATACCCAAGTTTTAAAAGCTCCTGTAAGAGAACTCCTAACACCTTGTACTATATCTATATCTAATAATAACGTAAGCTCATCATCTGATTCGTAACGCCTAATGTATATTCTGCCACCAGATACTCTACCTTCGTAAGCTACATCAGCAAAAACTGCAACACGTAAAGATTTTCCACCACTTGCTGTGTGCGTAAAAGCAACATTACTTGATGCCCCTGTTCCCATTCTAATTGGTAACGATTCCTGATTACCATCATAAATAAAAGTTTGATGAAATTCATATACATCAGGTAACCAATCACCATCAGATGAACCATTTGCAACAGATATATTCCAACCAATTCCTCTGTTAATTATTGGAGTAGCGTGTTCTGCGTAAGCAATAGGAGCAGTACCTGTTAATGAACCACCATATGCTCTTTGATATGTTATATCAGAACCTGTTGATGGAGTTTTACAAGTTAAATATTCATTAGGAGCTGCACCAAAAGCTGTACCTATTGTTATAACTTCACCTGTAAAAGATTGGTCTAAAATATCTTTAGTATCATTATTATTTTCAAATGTAAAACCAGTAGCAGCTAAATCACTTACGGCAGTTTTTAATTTTACATCTTCAGTATCCCCACTTAAATCAGCATCTTCATTAGCTTCTTTTGCTCTTGCAACACCATTGTTGCTAGAGTTATAATAATTACCAGCTGTGTTTGCAGTAAAATTAGTTCCAGCATAAGCATAAGTAAGGCCAGCAGAAGACAATGGAGGGGATAAAGTATTAGGGTGTTGTTGCCATTCTGAAAATATAGGAGATAAACTACTGTCATTTGAATTTGCAAATTGGTCACGTTGTATAAATCCAAACCACTTAATAGAAGATTCACATTCTTCATTTATATTGCAACTACGCAATGCTTCATCTACAAAAAAATATATATATTTAGCTGGTAATCCAGAAAGAGTTGGTGTTATAGCATCGGTAGTCCAACCATTACCCCTTGTTGCTGGAGCAGTAGTATTGTTAGTAGACCAAACATCAATATTACCGCTACCAGCTGCATCAGCCATAGCGCATAATTTATCTCCAGTTGCTCTAATAACTTCTATACGTAAATCCCTACTACTATTAGAAGATTCAGAAACTATCGCACGACCTTTTAAAACGTAATATACATCATCGTCAGACCCACCTGTTTCATTTAAAATAATAGATGAAACTGTGAATATACCATTGTTACTTGCAGTTCCTGATATTTTTAATGTATCACCAACTTTAATTCTATTAGATGTATATATATCGGTAGTACTTGCATTTTCACCACCTTTTAATTTCATATATTGTTGTTGTGGAATAGCCATATTTATCTAGGTTGTTCTTCATAATTAAAAGTAACACTGGGGTCAGGAGACGTAGCAGTTTGACCAAAACTAATTTGACCATTACTTGAGTCGCCTATTACTAAAGCACCACCACCTGTTTTTACCAATGTTATAGTTTCATTATTATCTAAACCGTGGTCAGATTCAAAATAAAAGACTCCGTAACCACCTGCGTTTATTATAGTATTACTAGAAAGAACAATGTTAACATTAGTGCCAGATATATATTCTGTTAAATCAGTAGAACCATCGTTTGATTCTATATGGGCATAAAGACCTCCAGCTGTTTTAAGTTTACCAATAGCATCTACAGAAAAGTTATTCATATAACTAGATTCGTTTTCAGCTATATCTCTAGAGTCACGTTTTGTATTCATACCTCCAGAAAAGTCACGTATAATTAACTTCTGTTTAGGCATTACGTTATCCTTTTATTTCTACGTGTAATAAATCATCAAAGCCATTGTCTGCTACTTCACCATCACTATCCCAGTCTCCGCCCCAACGAATTGGTACGTTTAACTGTTGACCTATACCACGTATCATACCACCCATATAATGAAATCTTTCTCTATCTTTCCAATTAATAGGATAGGGCGCTACATCTACAGCTTTACCTAATAAATGCTTTGAGTATTTTGTTTTACTAGCGCCTTGCTTTACTAACTCTATTTGTCTTTCCTCTGTACGTAATCCTTCAATAATTGTTACGTCCATTATTTTTACGAGTTCATTTAAAACATTTACAAGTTTAGTGTCTACACCTCTTAAGCGCTCTTTACTTCTTTTACCAAACTTAGGCATTAGAATTTCCAAACCATTTTTACTACAGCCATCATTACGTCCATACATTCTTTAGCGATAGCTTGTTGTTCTGCTTTAGTAATTTTACCATCTTTAGATGCTTCGTGATATTTTTTAGCGACTTCTTTTAATTCCTTTACAACTATCCTATACTTAGTAGCTACCATAGTACCAACAGCACCAAGTATAATCACCATTAAGTAAGCAAAGTTTTGCCAATTCATCCAGTCCATTATTTATTCTCCTTTAGTATTTGTTTTATTTCCGCAATATCTTCCATCATTACGTCTAATTTATATGTAATTAATTCTCTATCAGCAGCTACATCTCTTATGTTTGCTTTTGTTTCTAATTCTTTACGTATCATATCTACATCATACTGCATAAAACCAAAAGCTAGTATCATTGAACATACTAACGTAATAATAGTTATAACGTTTTCAATAGATATATTTGTGTTCAATTTCATTTTGCCTTTCTTACTTTTCTTGCTACGGATTTACTATACTTAGCTTTTTGTTTACCAGCTTTACTGGCTGCTCTTTTTTTTTTATTAGTACTAGCTTTTTGACTACTAGTAAGACTTTTACGTACTGACTCTGGTAAATATCTACCTCTTTTTTTCTTAGGTTTTTTCTTATCCCCTTTACTTACGTAATCCCATTTTTGTTTAGACCACTTACTTAAACTGTTACTAGAAGATTTCTTACCTTTATATCCACCGCCTGCTTTTTTATAACGTGCCGTAGCAATTTGTGCTTTACGTGCAGACCACTGACCTTTACTTCCGCCTTTGTTACTAGACTTAACGCTAGAAACAATACGTTTCCACAATGCAGGTTTAGTTTTAGTAGCTGATTTTGTAGCCATTATTTCTTTTTATGTTTTGACTGTACCTTAAAAGATGCAGATAAACTAGCTCCTTTATGTGACTTGTAACCGCCACTAGGATTTTTCATTAACTTAAATCCTCTTCCAGCTTTCATCCAATGAAATCCTGCTGGTGCTTTTACTTTTTTATTCATATAACTATTTCTACCACTTTACTTTGTCAGCCCAATAAGCTGCTGACATTTTACCTTTAGCAATATTTTTACCGTGACGTGCTTTAAAAGATTTACGTCTTGCTTTTTGCTTAGCTGATTCACCTGCTTTAGGTTTACCTGCCGTCTTTACGCCTTGCTGTCCAAAACGTATTGTTTTAATTTTACTTCCAACCTTAGCTACAACTACGTGTGATTTTTTAGGATGACTTGGAGTACGTTTAGGTTTATTAAAACCTGCAACACCAGCTCTTGATAGTCTTGAATCTTTTTTCTTTGGCATATTAACTCCTAATGTTTTCCATTTAATCTACTAATAATACCTTTTATTTCCGATACCTGATTATCAAGGTCATTAATCTCCTTCGTAATCGAATCAAACTTTCTGTCCAGCTTGTCGTCACTCTGATTCCAGCGGTTAATAAGCTTAATAACCATACCTTCCATATTCTCAAGTGTTTCACTTTGACCTCTATTTTCTGTCTTCAAGTCTTTTAAATCCTCTGCTTGTGTAGTTCCTCTTTTGTTCATAGAGTAAACGACATACACTAACAAAGCTCCTACGACACCTATCATACCCGCTTCGCTGTAGACTTCTAAAAAATTCATTATCTTTTTCTCCGCACTTCACGATTTATAAAATAGTTATGATTAAAGTCATCTTCGTTTAAGATTATTTTTTCTTTCTTTTTTTCTTTCCCCAAGATAAGGGATTTAAATTTAATTCTGTTTGATACCATTCTAACTGTTCTTGCATTTGTGTTATTTTTACTTCTTCTTCTGCTATATGTTTGCTG